CCCGGCTGTTATTCCATATATCCTTAATGCCGACATTGTTAAACCAGTCTTCGGCAACCTGCATCCACCCCCTGCCGCTATTTTCTGGCAAGCTGGCAAAGGCGACAAAATAACCGTCTAGTTCTTGATCGTATTCCAGCCCATTGCATAAAAAGGAAAACACATTATGACTTATTAGAATGTCTGGCTTGTTACCACCCCACATGGAAAACTCAACCAGGGTGGGCTTTTCATTTAAAAAATCTTTATCTTTGTTGCGTTGCCAGTTGCGCCCATACGCGCCGCCACTATCTAAAAAATGGGTGCCAGTATTGGTGGTAAGCTGCTCAATTAATTTTTGCTCTGTTAATGATAATGTTTTTGTTTTTTGCATTGCGTTTCCCCTTATATTTATATGGATAAAATTACTCCGACGACGAGCGCAAGCCCACCACCGACAAAGGCGCATAAGCCCACCGCTGATAAAAAAATAAAAATTACAGGATGTGCAGTATCTGCTAGATTCTCAATAATTTTTTGCATTGCGTTTCCCCTTATGCTCGTTAATTAATATATGTATTACACAAGAACAAATATATATCTTGCGCGTGAATTTGTCAATAGAAATATATACTTTTATTGAATTATTGTGGGGTATTAGCTAATGGTAAGGCAAGCGCCTGGAAGGAATATGCGCTTGTAAAGGAATACAGGAAGAATTTTTTTAGGGCTTTTGCTGAATTTCTGGAAAATCAGGTGAGTTGCGGCAATATCCTAAAACAACGGTTGCAATAAGATCGGAAAGACTCACGCCAATATCATCGGCGGCCTGGCGCAATAGCGCATGATCGGAAGGGGAAACATGGGATACGATACGTTTGCAGCGCTCCCTAGAATACTTCTGCTTTTTCGTTAGACGATACGTCGGCGCCTTGAATGTCCCGTCTGGGTTGCGGTTGTTAACGTATGGGGTGCCGCGCTTGCTCATTTCAGTGATCTACCACTCATTTTATACTCGCTCCAATAGGGTGGGGTGGGGGTATCTCATGGCGAACACTGGCCTTGATGGTTTGCGCGCCCTTCGTCAAATACGATTGAATCCCCTTTTTTTGGCCCTGGCGCACAGAAAAAAGGAAGGGGGTACCCCCTAAGAAATCCGATAGCTCACTCGATATGGTTCCCCCACACGCATTAAACCAATTTTCCATTCGTAACACACACGCCCCCACATTCAGTCTTCCTCCACAATATCGCAGATTTCATCGCCAGCTCGTTTCATAGCGTCCGCCAGCGTATCTGCATTGCCTTCTTTATAGCATTCTGCAAAGTCGTATGTAACGGGTTCGCCAGATTTGCCTACAAAGCTGACTGAAATTTGTAGGAAGCAGGTATAGCCATCCTGTTTAGCTTGATCGAATGCCAGGGTATTGTCGTCTTTAGGGGAGAGTGGGTCTAGCATATTGTCTGTAGTAATGGCGCCAAGTGTGATTGTTAAGTCTTTGAATATATATTATATATTTGGCGCTTGTTTTAGGAATCTATATTTTAAATATAGTCTGGCTTGCCAGACAAGCAGTGAGCGCAGCGAACTGCCTATGCTTGTATGAGCGAAGCGAATGCCTTTCTCTTTTGGCTTTAACTTTTTTTATTGGCGATCTTTTTGATAAAAAGACACACTGCTCCGCAAAAAATTGTTTTAAGGGCAAAAGAACAAGCTTGTTGGGGTGAAGCCTTATAGTCTTTATTTTTTTTAATGTTAAGACTTTTGCTTCTTAGCCTTTGCTTTTGTCCTTATATAATAGATTATAGCATTTCGTACACGATTTGTCAATCTAAAAATGAACGCTTATTGGCATTGTTCTTATAAGCATATGTATCTAAAGGTTAAAAAAGTTTCATTTGCACGAGCTTTGGAATAACTTTTAAGCCCAATATGTCATTATTTTAAAACAAGCAACAAACAGCATGGCAATTTCCCTTTAGAATTGTATAGTTAAGGAAGTCCTCCTATTTGCTTATTTCTCCCTTGTTTTCATAGCGCCTGACATACCATGCCTCGCCGCACTCCTGGCACTCGTATCTGAGGTATTTTACCTCATAGGCGTAGTCTGTTTCAACCTTCTTCCCGGTCTTTGCCCGGCACTCTATGCAAATCTTCTCTCTTTCCACAATTCACCTTGGTTAGATATAATTACATCAGAAGTGTATATTTTACTTGACTACATGGTAAGTTAATGTATATAATAGTTATAGAAGGGTGAAAAGTCAACATTTTTATTCAATGTGTCCAAAAACAAACGAAGGGTGGCCTCGCCACGCCGAAGGTTGGTGTTTACCAGGAGCCAGCCAAATCTTACTAAAGAGGTTGTTCACAGCGCCAATGATCTACTGAAGACGAGCATTGACGATACTGTGTCAATCCCCTCGTCATTCCCGGAACCCTGGGAGTTGCAGCAGGGTCAGAAGAGAGTTATGACCCGGCATCTCAAGAAGATGTTTCAGCACTCAGGGCTTATGAATGTCGATCCAAGTCCTGCTGATGAAGAACATTACGAGTTGCCCCACATGCCGCCACCCAAACCAAAGGGATGATGTCGATTTATTTGGCAATACCTTCCACTGGTTTATCTGCGCGAACTGCGACGACGTTTGGGTCGAATCGCAGTATGGCGAACTAATTGAGTCAAACCCCTATCTTGAGTATGTAAGCGAACTAATCCCACATTGATGAGCGAAGTGAAACCTGAAGCGGGGCGCAAGGCCCACATAGATCAAATAACCGAACATTTCTCCCGCGAAGAATTCTTATGTAAATGCGGCTGTGGGGCAAATCACATTACCAGGGAGTTGGTGGACAGGCTTGAAGTGGTACGCATGATGTACGGGAAGCCCATGAAGGTGACCTCTGGTGTGCGTTGCGAATACCACAATAAAGGAGTTGGCGGAAGCGACGCAAGCGAGCATTTAAACGGCAACGCCGCCGACATCGCAGTGAAAGGTTGTTTTAACCGCGATGCACTTATGGGATTCATGCGCACTCAATTCAAGCGCATAGGCATCGCCAAAGATTTTATTCATGCAGACATTGGCGATCAGTATGGAAAACCTTCGCCGTGTTTGTGGACTTACTAAGTGACGCTGAAGCAGCAGATCAAGGCACTCCAGTTTGAAGATTTGATCTTAATAGACTGGGACGACGCTGGCGACATTGAAGGCGAAAACGCCTGGGCCGACTTGAGCGATAAGGATAATTACAAAGAGATTCCAGTGAAGACCGTAGGGTTTTTCCTGAAGGCTACGAAGAAAACCATATATTTTTGCAACAACATTGAGTATTCCGATAAACAAAATAGGCAGACGGCTGTACGGGGCCAGGTGCCAATCGGCTGTATAAACAGGATTTCAAAACTAGAGGTGAATAATGGTTAAGGTACTGATTGATCTGATTGACAACTACGCCAAAGGCTACAAGACATACGCCATACTCGTGGTGGGTTTTGCGATGATGACTTGCCAAATGATGGGCTACCACCAGTTTCCGCAGGAAGCCTGGGGCATGCTCGGCATAGGCGGGGCCGCTACCTGGAAGATGGGGCAGGATCGCAAGAGGAAATGATAACCTCATTAGTTATATTTATTGTATTCCTGGCACTTTATTATGCACTGGAACTCGGAAAAAAAGTCGCACGCGGAACGGTTCACAAGGTGGGGCTGGGGATTCATGGAAAAATTAACAAGTCACGCACTGAAGCTCGCGAGAAGATGGACGCAGATATGCGCCGCTTACACGATAACCCTCGCGATATTTTTACTTCTGATAAGTAGCGGCTGTTCAACGGTCACTGGCGGCAGCTTGAATATAGCGTATCCAGACAGACCTCCAACACCCACGGCTATCTTTAAAGATGAGGGGCAACACTGCATCTCTGATGAAGAGTTGAACTCAATCGGAGAGGCATTTATTGAAACCCAGAGATACATCGCTGAAACTGAAGGCATTATTGACGCTGTTAACGGCAGGTAAGATTGCTGTATTAATCTTGCTGGCAACTTTCACATTGCCTCATGCCGTGTCAGCCGAGTCTGGTTCTTACGACTGGACTAACGAAGATGAGGGGGTGATCGAGCCACCGAGGGCAATGATGCTGGGGTGGAATGCCAACGAAGTTCCTCATAACATTTCAGTTTATTATGATGTGGATGGCGATGGCAACGCTGATATAGCGTTTGCTCATACCATTATCAAGATGAACACGGGTGTTTATTGTGATGCGGATAAGCTCGCAAGTGATTTTTATTTAGTATTTTCAACATGCCCAAACCCGCACGCTGCTGATTACTATGTTACGAGGCAGTGGATTTTATATCGAATTTTAAGGAATGGAAACGGGTGGAAGCGCCTGTTTATGCTGATAGATGAACTTGACACCAGAAGAAAGACAATCATTTCGCAATGTGGACAAACAGCTCGGCATCAAGACCCGCGAGGAGAAGGAAGCCGCGGTTGCAGAAATTGAAGATTTAGGTGTTGCAGGAACTATTAAGAAGGCAGTCGCTAACATTGGGGGAGTGGAAGAACTTACTGCGTGGGCGCGGTCATCTGATCGCAATAGACGAGAACTTTTTGGTTGGTATGCCAAGCTCGCACAAAAGGAAGAGAACGACCAGGGCGTAAAAGTCCAGGTGAACATCGTTAACTATAATGGCGACCCTGACACTACCACACAAGTTTACACCGAGGCAATACCAGCTACCCCTGTTTAGGGCGTTTGACGATGGATGCAAACGAGCGGTATTGGTCTGGCACAGGCGTGCCGGGAAAGATAAAACAGCTTTAAACCTCTGCGTAAAAGAGATGTTCCAGCGTGTTGGGCAGTACTATCATCTATTCCCAACCGCCAGGCAGGCCAGGAAGGCTATATGGGATGGAATAGATAAGGCCGGGCTGAAAGTGTTGGATCACTTTCCGAAAGAGCTTATCAAGTCGAAGAACGAAACAGATATGAAAATTACTCTCAGTAATGGGAGTATCTATCAACTAGTAGGAACGGATATGGGCCTTGATTGGCTCGTTGGCACAAACCCAGTCGGATTGATTTTCTCGGAGTATCCGATTATGACTCCGAAGGCATGGGATTTGATGAGGCCAATTATAAGAGAAAATGGCGGATGGGCGTTGTTCATATATACGCCGCGCGGTCAGAATCACGGTCATAAAATGTACGAGATGGCTGACAAGAACGACCAGTGGTTTTGTTCACGCCTAACTGTCAAAGACACAGCAAGAGATGCAGGGGGTGAAGACGGGTCGCCTGTTGTAAGCGACGAAGATTTAGTTGAAGAAGAAAATGAGGGGATGTCTCCTGAGATGATTCAACAGGAGTATTTTTGTTCCTTCCACGCGGCAATCCCTGGAGCGTACTTTGCCAGGGAGATGACGA